ATGCGAATTAATAATAAAAAAGATTTGCCGAAATGGTTTTCACTTGAAGCGTATGATGTATTTTCTAGGCTAGATGATGCTGCTCTTATTAAGCAAATTACTTACAGAGTTTTTGGCCCAATTGACGGGTACGATAGCGATGAATCATATTATGAAAATGTAATTAAGGATTCATTCGGTAAGAGCGTAAAACCTCAGCCTTTAGATATTGATAAGGCAACTGTTAGACCTACTTTGATAAATGGTTATGAGCCGCATAACAGTCACGGGCCGCACCAGAAGATTGCTGGCGATCACGTTGTTTCTCCGCTCCGCGCAACTGATGTTTACTATATGTACGAAATACTAAAGCGTCAAAACTCCATCCCTTCAAAAGAACATGAGAGAGAGATTGGATCGCGGCTTGGGGATTCTAGCTATGATATTTTAAAAGGTGGCGAGGTGTTCAATAATATCCACTGTGTAGTAGATTTGGGTATTGACGATGAATTTATTTTATCCTCCATGAAAGAAATGCTTCCAATATGGAGAAAACAAATGAACGTTAGCCCTATATTTGGTGGAGAGTGCCCTATAAAAACATCATGGCCCGTTAATCGTCAGAAGTTGATATCGTATAATGCTTTTGCTTTTTATGACCTGATGCGATGGCAACATGTGACCAATAATAAAATAACTAACAGTGTGCTTGCGGCTACTCTGTATCCTAACGGCGAATACGGAGAAATGGCAATCACCCAGACCATCAAGGATTATGTAGAAAAAATTTTCACAATAAATTACATCGGATCTTTAATGAAAAAACACAAGGTAAAAAAAAACCGCTAAAGCCTATGTAACATAGAGGTTTTCGCTCCATTAAAGTGCTCCCGAACAGTAACGAACGGGAGCACTTTTTCATGAACAACAACAACCATCCTCAACAGGCAGCCGATCGCGTAATCCGTGAATCTGAATGCCGTCAACTCACTGGCATCTGCCGCACCACCCGCTACCTGATGGAAAAAGACGGTCTCTTTCCTGCTCGCCGCAAGCTTGGCGGGCGCGCGGTTGGCTGGCTTCTTTCCGAAGTAACCGCCTGGCAAAAATCCTGTAACCGGGTGAGCAAATGAAAATTACGATCACTCAGCCCAGCGCCACCTATCTGCTGCCGGATCCGGGAGAGCTCAATAAACGCATCACCATTCGCCGCCGGGTTGATTTGCCGGCTGATGATATGGGGGTTGAAGCATCCTATCCGGAATCATTCGAGACGTGGGCGAAGATGGCGCAGCCGGGCGCGGCCACGTATCAGGGTTCGGTGCAGACGGGAACGACGGTAACGCATTTTTTTACCATCCGTTACCGCGGCGATATCACTGCTGACCATGAGATTTTTTTCAACGAAACCACCTACCGGATCCGTAGACAGCGGGATCTGAACAGCGCCCGGCGTTATTTATTGCTGGAGTGTGAGGAGCTGGGTTCGGAGGTGAGCAGGGCTAACACGTCGGACAACTTTTTCCGTTAACGGAGGGGCAGAGAAATGCTGAAAACAAAAAGCGCCCCATTGCTGGAGCGCCCTTGTGAACCTTTTACTGAATACTTCCACGTCAGCGCTGGGGGTACTGACGTTGCCGATTCTACCAGCGCCAAACGGCGTGCAGCAAGCGATTTGAGAACACCCGTTCAGCAGGATATTTCTCTGAAAAATGACGGTTTCGCCAGCGGCCGGAAAGCACGAAATAACGCCGATTGTGAAAGCACGGTTTTTTATCGCTGTTTTCTGGTGGTTAGCGTTAGCGCCGGGGAGCTGCCTTACTCCGGCTTTTTGCGGCGTTGTATCTCAGTGCGTGCCACGTCCACCAGGCGTTTGATCTCCTCGCTGGCGCTGGTGCCGATCGCCTCGACCTGTTCCAGAGCATCGAGGGAGGACAGCAGCGGGTTTTCCGTTGCGCCGTCTGTCTGCCGTCTGGCTATCTCGCTGCGAACGGCGGTGATAATGAATTGCGCTCGCGACTCCCCCTTAACAAGGGATGAGTCCATATCGCTAACCACATTATGCGGGAAGCGAGCATTAATCTGCTGTGATTTGTTGTTTGTGGCGCTAGTCACTGGTTTTCACCCTCTCGTGTATTGTGCGATTCAGCATAACACGAAAATGAATACCAAAAAAAGCTTGCAATGCGATTCATTGCTGAATAATGTGAATACCATATTCGTGATTTATTGCGATTCAGTAGTAAAAAGCAAAGCCCGCAGGTGCTACCAACACCAACGGGCTTCTAACCACAATCCAAACCACCCGGAGTAAAAATTATGGTTACAGCCAATATTACCACAGAACAAAAACCAGCATTCAGCTGGATCTTTCTGGCGCAGCCGAAGGGCGAGGAATGGACGGGGCAACCCGTCACCCTGCGCACTCAGGCAGACACCGAAGAAGAAGCGCGTGACGCGTTTCCGTCGTGGGATCTGACGTTCGCCGCGAAAATCAGGACGGCCAGCCCGCTGAATTACCATTTCACGGAGGGTAATTATCTCTGGTCAATTACTGGAACCGACGCGCTACAGGCCATCAAAGACGCCGGATGGTTACCGCTGTGAGCGGCGCTACAAAAATAGCTTTGGTGAATATCTGATTTAAGACTCCACGAAGGAATAAAAAAATGGTTAAGAAAATTAATCGGGCTAAGCCCGAGGGCATCGCTCAGCCAAAAATCGAGACTCACAGCCGCTGGGCAAATAACTACGGTGAAAAACTTACGGTTAAGTGCGTGGCATTCGGGCGGGTGACATACGTCCGTGACGGGTATGACAGCGAATGCGTTTGCTCTGAATACCGGTTCAGTAATGAATTTACGTACCTTCCGGAAGAGACGGAGAAAAGCCAGGCGGCGGCCAGAGAGAAAGGCAAGCGCCGCATTGCTGAAATTCGACACACGCTGCCGCTGAGCGTTGGATCTGACGGATGGGATAAGGGGCTGAAATGAAAAACGCACCGAACGTTAAGGCTCTGCCGAAAGACAAATATACCGAAGCGATTATTTTCGCCGGGGCTGACGCATACGCGCACGCCAGACACTGGATCGAGAGCGAGGGCAAAAAATCGGGAGACACAACGCCGCCCGTTTATCTCGGTGGCCGCGAGCTGGCGCAGCTGCACAACATCCGGGTTGTTGACGATGGCCGTTACCGCGCCCGCGTCATTCTGGCCGGGGATATCACAGAACAGCAAATCAGTGATGTGGCGATGCGCCTGGCGGCCGCTGGCGTGGTAGAGGCGCGGATGTACCGCAGCGCTGAGCATGAGCCGGAGGATTGGGGCGACTTCCTCGACCGCCAGCGCCAGAGCATCGAGGAAAACAGCCAGTACGCGCACACGCTGCCGCTGAGCGTTGGATCTGACGGGTTCGACGTTGAGCAGGATTACACGCTGAAAAGCTACCTCCCGGCGCAGAGTCTCTCAAGCATTTACGGCCCCAGCGGCTCCTACAAGAGCTTTCTGGCGGTGTCGTGGGCGTGTCACATTGCCGCCGGGATGAAGTGGGCTGGAAAGTCGGTTTCCGCTGGCTCTGTGATGTACGTCGTGGGTGAAGGTGGTATCGGCGTTCCGCGCCGAATCAAGGCATGGGAGAAGCAACACGGGCTCAAGCTGGATAATCTGTATCTGGTCAATCGTCCTGTGTTCCCGGTTCGCTCTGAGGATATCAGCCAGGTGATTAACGCTGCGCGTGACGTGGAGAGGAAAACAGGCCAGCCAATCCGCCTTATCATCCTGGACACGCTGGCGCGCTGTTTCGGCGGTAACGACGAGAACGACGCGAAGGATATGGGGGCGTTCATCGAAGGGTGCGATCGCATCAAACAGGCGACGCGCTCCACGCTGCTGGTGGTGCACCATTCCGGCAAGGACGACACCAAAGGCGCCCGCGGTTCCAGCGCGTTCCGGGCGGCGCTGGATGCAGAATTTAGCGTAAGGCGCGAGGGGGAGGGCGGCGCTATCGTGCTGACCTGCACGAAGATGAAAGACGCTGAGGAACCGAAACAAGCGGCGTTTGACCTGGTGGAGCTGGATTTGTTCCAGGACAGAGACGGCGAAACGGTTTCATCTCTGGTGGTGCGTGACGTGCCACGGGAGCCGCAGGGCGTTGATCCTGAGCTGGAGGGCGTTAAACACCTTACCGGAAACCATGCGGCATTATGGCAATGCATCCGCAGCCGCAAGGCTAAGGGAGAGCCCTGTAATTATTCTGTATTGCGCGACGACATGATCGCTCTGCTTGGCGAAAATGGCAGGAAGGGATTTGGGCGATGGATTGATAAGCTGGTTCGTGACGGCATTATTGAGATTGATGAATCTAATGAAGTAACGGTATCAACAGCAAAATAAATGAGCTAAAAGTGCGCATGGTGCGCGAAACATCACGTAAAGCGCACTTTTTCCGTATATATCTGGAGAAAGTGCGCGGATTCCTCTTTGTACCCCTCAAAGCCGCGCCATTACTGGATTTTTGGTGATTTTGCTAAATGCCAATACGCGCAGCAGATGCGCGGGTAAAAAGCGCGGCATAAATTGCGCGAGGTGCGCGGAGTGAGCTCTTATTTTTTACAATTTTCAGGAGAACCATCACGCCGGGCAATGCCCGGTTTTTTTATGCCCAAAGTGAGGAAGTGTATTCAGGTCAGCTTGTTAGGCTGCGCCCAAAGTGAGGACGGACGAGGAAATCAGTCGGTTACGCCAGGTGTGTAGATGTACTGGCGTAAAAATTTACGGCAGTGAATCCCCCCCATAAATCAGTCATAGTGGTAACGTTGTCTTTTCTTACCACTAAAACTGATAGGTGTAATTATGGGTACATCCCCGTTTCTGCATGTTGATTTTGATAAACCTAAAGAGCTTGAGTTTGATCGCCGCCGTGTTCGCCGCGCCTTTGTGAAGATTGGCCGTGTGCACATGCAGGATTCGAGAAAGCTGATTATGCGGCGTACCCGTTCAGCCGCCGGCGAGAACCCCGGCTACGACACGGGAAGAATGGCGCGTTCAATCGGGTACTACGTGCCGCGTGCGACAAAAAGCAGGCCCGGGCTGATGGTGAAGATTGCGCCTAACCAGAAGAACGGGAAGGAGAACACGCACTTTTCAGAGGGCCAGGCATTCTACCCGGCATTCCTGCAGCACGGTGTGCGCCAGTCCTCCTACGGCATGAGCAAAAAGGATCGGCGTAATAAACAACACCACTCCTCCCAGTTCCGCCTGGCCCCGCGTAACAACTTCATGATCCAGACGCTGGAAAAGCGCCGCGTATGGACGCAATCCGTGCTTTCGAAAGAGCTGGAAAAATCGGTGAAGGTGAAAAGCTGACCAGGCATCATTATCGCTTTTGCAGATCAATATGCGATAATTAAACACCAATACCGGTTAATAAACAAAACGAGGATTAAAAATGGAAAACGAAACTATCACCACTGAAGAAAACACCACTAGCCTGCAACTGCAAAAGCCGGTTATGGCTCACGGCGAGCGAATCCACGTTATCGATCTCAAGGAGCCGAACGGCGGCCACGTTCGCCGCCTGGGTTATCCGTTCACCATCAACAAAGACGGGCAGGTAGTGCTGTTTGGCGACGTGGTGGCGCGCTATGTATCGGAGCTTGGTGGCGTACCGCCAAGCACCGTTGACAGCATGACACCCGCTGACCTGTATGAGCTTGGCTGGTCTGTGGCCGGTTTTTTCCTCAAGGGCTGACGGCGCAAGAGCTGGTAATCAGGTATTTGACATGTGCCAGGTTCTGGCGCATGTCCCCAACTGAAATGCTTAAAGAGCCGTTGTCAGTCCTGTTTTTTCTGGAAGAAAGCGCCAACAAATTGATTGAGATGTCGAGGGAAAAATGAAAGATAGCTTCCAGTTGAAAGCGATAATTACGGGTGTGGATAAACTATCCCCGGAGCTTTCGAAAATTGATAGAAAACTGAAGGAGACAGATAGCAGTGCCAGATCAAGGAGAAGAAGACAGACGGAGGAGGAGAAACAGGAGGCCAGATTAAGAAAGGCACAGATGGCCGCAGCTGCTGAGAGGTCAAGGCAGCAAAGGCAGATGTACAGGGATGTAGGGGCAATGTCAATCGCGGCGACTGCCGGTTTAACCGCTGTCGGTGTTGCTTATGCCAGGCAGGAAGAAGCGGGAGTATCCCTTCAAACGTCCATGATGAAGTCAGGTGGCGTGGTTGATGCCAGTTACGACCAGATAAACCAGAAAGCCATTGAGCTTGGCAGCAGATTGCCGGGGTCAACCGCAGATTTCCAGAACATGATGGAAACGCTGGTTAGCCAGGGTATTACCGCCGAAAGCATTTTATCCGGCGTCGGTGAGGCGGCGGCAAATCTCGCCGTTCAGCTTAAAATGCCACCCACACAGGCCGCTCTGGCTATGGCTGAGTATCAGGACGCAACCGGGGCAACCGGCGAGCAATTATTGCGCCTGGCTGACTCTGCGCAGCGTGCCTATTACATGGGCGTGAAGCTGGAAGACAGCGTTCAGTTTTTCAGTAAAGTAAGACCAGCACTAAAAATGATTGCAAAAGATGGTGCTGAGGCAAGCGAAGCGTTACAGCCTATTTCCGTTGCGTTGCAGCAGGCGGCTATGGATTCATCCAGCGCCGGTAACGCCATGAATAAAATATTTCAGGCTCCGCTAGATAAAAAGAAACTAAACAAAGTAAACAAAAGCCTGGCAAGAAAAGGGCTTAAATTCGATTTCTTTGATAAGAAGGGAAATTTCAAAGGCGTTGAGAATTTCATTGTACAGCTGGAGAAAATGAAAAAGCTTAATTCATTCCAGCAGAAGTGGGTCAAGCAAACCCTCTGGGGTAATGATAGCGAGACGGATACCGCTTTATCTGTGGTCAGTGACATGGGTTTAGAGGGTTATCAAAAAATCCAGAAAAAAATGAGTGATCAGGCATCGCTAAATGAAAGGGTTGGGGCGAGTCTGAACACTGTAACAAACCGATTTGACGCAATGACTGGTTCGGCTGAAAACGCCGCCGGCGCTATTGGCAAGCAGTTTGAGCCGCACATGAAAACGGCTGCCGATGGTCTTGATAGTTTTGCAAATGGGGTAACTGATTTTGCAAAAGAAAACCCAAAGGCAATAAGGGCTTTTACAGATGTCGGTGTTGCTATTGCTGGGGCTGGAGCTGCACTTGTCGCGGTTAATATTGCAATGGCGTTACTTGCTGCAAACCCGCTGACACTTTCCATAGTTGGGATTGCGGCCGCCGCTGGGTTGCTGGTTGCGCACACTCAAGACCTGCGAGAAATTGCTGAGGAAAATAATAAAGCACAAAGCAATCAGAGTGTAAATTCTATTTATGGTTTTGATAAAAACCAACATGAAACACAGATGATGGAGAAATATAACTACATCTATAGTGGAAAGCAGTTCCCGGCTACAGAAAATTTAAAAGAAAGAGTTAACGAACTCATGAACGACATGGGGGCGATGCAGGGTAAATTCCCGCAGATGATTACCTCATGGAGACAAGCACCTTCTTTTGACTATGGACCAAAGCAAGGTTTTCTGGAAGGTGGCATTAATCAATTGCGGGGAACGCTTGAGGTTAAATTTGAAAACGCACCGGAAGGGATGAAAGTTAGTGATGCTAAAACATCTCTCCCCGGATTTGATATTAAATCTGATGTTGGTTATTCACCATTCATGGGCCCATACAGGAGGCAATAATAATGATTAGTTTACGTGAGCATTTCGATATTATTGAAAAGGCCGCTGTCAGCGCTGGCATCAATAAAGTTTTTGCCTTTGCTGCTGAAATGGATTTAAAAGGGCTTGCGCATTCGTTGAATAAAATTAAAGTTTCTGAACCTCTGGATGAAATGCCTGCGGGTCAGTGTACCGATGAACAGCGTGCAGAAATGTTAAAACGTTTAGAAGAAAGAAGGCAGATATGATTAAAATGACAGATGTTGCTGAGTTTAAAAAGGCTCACGGTATTGAAAAAAACGTTCCTGATATGAATCTGGAAGAGTACAGCGAAGCGCTGAGGAATTACGCGATCGTTTCACTGGGATCCAACGGTTTTATTCTTGACTCGTTTTCATGGCTTCCGCTGGCGGCTGATGCTGAACAGCTTGATTTGCTTATCGCGCAACTGCAAGAGCTGCGAAAGAAAATGCCACCTAAAAACAGGGCGGTGAATAAATAGTTTTGTAAATTATTTGTTCGCAATTGTTCGCGGATGTTTATCAAAAAAACATGCTGTTTACTTAAAAAAAAGTAGGGTTAAATTTTCCCGTGGCACTCAGACGTGAGCCGCCACAGCCCGCCCCGTTTTTTTTCATGCTGCGGCATGTTTTTCCTTTCGGGGGCGGGCACCCCCAATATCATGCGCTGGTTTCACGTCTCAACTTAACTTGTTACGGAAACCTAAATGAAAAAACTTCTTGAACTCCGCCAGAAAAGAACCACTCTCAAAAACGAAATGCGCACGCTGCTGGAAAAAGCGGACGCGGAAAAGCGCAGCCTGAACGCCGACGAAGGGGCAAAGTTTGACGAGCTCCGCGCTTCAGTTGAAAGCCTCGATATTGATATTTCCCGCCTCGAAGCCATTACCGATGAAGAACGTAATTTGCCTGGTACATCCGTTGAGGGTGAGGTGAGTAACGACGAGTTACGCCACTACATCGTAACGGGCGATACCCGCTCAATGTCCACGACGGTGCAGGCAGACGGCGGCTATACCGTTATCCCTCAGCTGGATAAAGAAGTGATGCGCCAGCTGATGGATGATAGCGTGATGCGTTCGATCTCGACGGTGAAGACCACCAAAACCAACGAATACCAGAAACTGGTATCAGTGGGCGGCGTCACCGTTAATCGTGGTACAGAGGGAGAACCGCGCACGGAGACCAGCACGCCGAAGATGGAGCGTGTTGATATCAAGCTTAACCCGATCTACGCCTACCCAAAAACCACCCAGGAGATCCTTGATTTCTCAGAAGTCGATATTCTTGGCTGGCTGTCGTCCGAAGTAGCAGAAACGTTTACCAGCACCGAAGAAAACGACTTTGTTACCGGCGACGGTGATAAAAAATCAAAAGGTTTCCTGTCATACCCGCGCGCGGCCACCGGCGATAAAACGCGTCCATTCGGTACGCTGGAAAAGATGGAAGTTTTCCGCGACGCATCCGGCGTAAAAGCCGATACCCTGATTGATCTGCTTTTCAAGCTGAAAGCCAAATATCGAAAAAATGCCGTGTGGGTAATGAACTCGAATACGGCCGCCATGCTCCAGAAGCTGAAAAACGGTAACGGTGATTATATCTGGCGCGATCGTCTCGTTGCCGGCTCGCCTGATACGTTGCTGGGCCGTCCGGTGGCCTATCTGGAAACGATGCCTGATGCAGAGGAGGGCGCAGCATTCCTCGCAGTTGGTGATTTCAAGCGCGGATATTACATCGTTGATCACACCACCGGCGTGCGCACCCGTCCGGATAACATCACCGAACCGGGTTTCTATAAGGTGCACACCGATAAATACCTGGGCGGCGGTGTGGTGGATTCGAAAGCTATCAAAGTGCTTGAGATTGTCGGCGCATCGTAATCACAGAAAGGGGCTACGGCCCCTTTCTTGTCTCTCTGGAGCAGAAAATAATGACCAATACCGATTTTGAGATCCGCACGTCTGAGCTGACGGCCAGCGATAAAAAGCTGGTGGGCTACGTCGTCCGCTGGAACAGCCTTTCAGAAATTATCTGGGATGAATTTCGCGAGCAATTCGCCCCCGGCGCGTTCCGGGAAAGCCTCGGTTCCGGCGCAGACGTTCGCGCGCTGTACGAGCACAATCACACGCAGCTTCTTGGCCGCACAAAATCAGGTTCGCTGACGCTGAGCGAGGACAATACCGGCCTGCGCTTTGAGTTGACGGCGCCAGATACACAGCTTGGCCGTGATGTGCTTACGCTGGTGGAACGCGGTGACATATCCGGAATGAGCTTCGGATTCCGAAGCCTTAACGATACGTGGGACACGGCGCAAAAGCCTTACCTGCGCACCGTCAACGCCGCAGACCTGAAAGAAATCACCGTTACATCGATGCCGGCTTATCCGGAGTCTGCCGTAGAGGTGGCGCGGCGTTCCCTTTTCAACCAGCACCCTGAGCTGCGCGGTTCGGGTGACAACCGCCGCCGCTGGGCTGAATTAATGGGGCTGTGATATGTGGCCATTCAGAAAAAAGCAGGAGCAGCAGGAACAGCGCAGCCTGACGATTGATGATTTTCTGGCGATGGCGGGTGTGTCCAATACCGGCGCGGGTGAATACGTCTCAGCGGGTACTGCTGAGTCACTGCCGGCGGTGATGAACGCCGTTTCGGTTATCAGTGAGGCCGTGGCGACAATGCCCAGCTACCTTTACCGCGTGCGCATTGACGGCGGGCGAGAAGAAAGGGAATGGCTTGACGCTCACCCGGTTGATTATCTTCTTAACGAGAAGCCGAACGACTGCCAGACCCCTTATCAGTTCAAGCGCACGATGATGCGTCACTGTCTGCTGAACGGTAACGCCTACGCGGTTATCCGCTGGGGGCGAGATGGACAGCCGGAATCCCTCCACCCGTATGCACCAGGCCAGGTTGACCCTCAGCGCGTATCTGAGCACCGCCTGAAATACTTAATTACCGAACCGTATTCAGGTAAAGCCCGCACCTACCTGCAGGAGGAGGTTTTACACCTGCGCTACGCAACGGATGACGGTCTGATGGGTAGATCGCCGATAACCATCTGCCGCGAAACGCTGGGGCTTGGGCTGGCGCAGCAGCGCCACGGATCCAGCATCATGAGAGACGGCCTTTTAGCGGCGGGTATTATCACGTCTGCTGAATGGCTGGACAGCGTGAAGGGCAAGCAGGCACTCGCGGCGCTGGAGCGATACAAGGGCGCGAAAAACGCCGGGAAAACGCCAATTCTCGAAGGTGGGATGGATTACAAGCAGCTGGGAATGAGTAACCAGGATGCAGAGTGGCTATCTTCCCGCAGGTTCACCATCGAGGACATCGCCCGCATGTTCAACGTGTCGCCAATTTTCCTGCAGGAGTACAGCAACAGCACCTACAGCAATTTCAGCGAGGCAAGCCGCGCGTTTCTCACCATGACGATGCGGCCCTGGCTGGCGAACTTCGAGCAGCAGATCCAGTCTGCGCTGGTTATTGCTCCGCGCATTCCTGGCACGCGGTACCGCGTTGAGTTTGATTCGGCTGACCTGCTGAGGGCCACGCCAACGGATCGCTTTGTTACCTACGAAAGAGGGATTAAATCCGGCGTGATGTGCCCTAACGAGGCGCGAGTGCGTGAAGGGCTGCCGCCGCGCGACGGTGGAGACGAATTTAGCCAGGCGTGGAAACAGACCGTTGAGGTGAAGGGGGGAAGCGATGCAGGAAATTGACCTGAAAGACGCAAAAAAACACATGCGCATTGATGAGAGCTACACCGGAGAGGACGACATCATCGGCGCTTATCTGGCGGCGTCTCTGGAGGCCTGCCAGAAGCACATCGGGAAACGATTCGGTGATGATCTGACCATGACGCCGGCCATAAAAATAGGTTGCCTGATGTACGCCACGTTTCTGTATGAAAACCGGCAGCCGCTGAGCACGGCGGAAATGACGGAAATCCCCATGACCATATCGGCGCTGTGGTCTGTTTATCGCGATGTTGGGATTTACTGATGCCATGGCAACCACTGAGGCGCTGCAGCTATCCCGGCTGCAGCGTGCGCGTAAAGACAGGGCGATGTGACGAGCACCGCAGGCAGGCCAGCGCGGAAAAGACAGCGTTACGCGGTACCCGGACGGAACGAGGCTATTCGAACCGCTGGGGCCGCTATCGCCTGCATTTTCTGAAAGCCAACCCGTTATGTGCTCACTGCCTGATTGACGGGCGCTATGTGCCGGCGACGGTAGTCGATCACATAATTCCAATTGATGGTGAGGCTGATGTGTTGTTCTGGCCGTCCAGCAATCACCAGGCACTTTGCGCCGGCTGCCACGGACGCAAGACCACCACGGCTGACCCGCTGACCAAACAGCAGCGCAAGGCTGGCATGTTCAGGGAGCAGGAGGAAGCCGCCAGACACCGCAACGACTGGCTGTATGGGAATGGCGATGAAGGTCTGGATCAATTTTCCTGAAATTTAGGATAGGCCACCACGCCGCGCAGGAGCGGCGACGTGAGGCGCACGGCGCGAGCGGTGCAGGTGGACAGGCCAGAAAGGGTCGAGCCGTGGCGGTCACCCCCTGCCCGGGTGGGGGCATCCAGAAAGACGAGGCCGCCCCTGGGCGGAACCACCCGCCCCCTCAAATTTTTATGCACAGTATTTTTTTTGAAAATAATCCGGGATCGAGGCGAGAAAAAAAATTTTTATGGCGAGACCACCAAAACCCCCTGGCTATCTCGATGAGCTTGCGGCGCAACAGTGGAAAGCGAAAGCTAAGCAACTGGCCGAACGCGGGGATCTGACTCCCGCCGACTGGAATCACCTCGAGCTATTTTGCGTGAATTACTCGATGTACCGCAGAGCCGTCGAAGACCTTGCGCGGCGTGGGTTCAGCGTTAAAAACAGCCAGGGCGGAGAGAGCCGCAACCCGGCTTTAAGCGCGAAAGCCGATGCTGAAAAAATCATGATAAAAATGTCGTCGCTGCTGGGATTTGACCCGGTAAGCCGTCGCCGTAACCCCGTAGAAAACGACGAGGAGGACGAAATTGACCGTATGGGATGAGTACGCAAACGCGGTAAAACGCGGCGAAATTGTGGCGTGTAAGAGGTTAAAACAGGCCGTAAACAGGTACTTTTCAGACCTGAATGACCCCCGTTACGTGTTCGATACGGCGACCGTGGAGAGGTTTATTGCATTTTCCCGGCTGTGTCCTCACGTAAAAGGGCCGATGCGCGGCCAGCCCATTGATCTGGAGCCGTGGCAGCAATTTGCCTTTGCCAACCTGCTGGGGTTCCGGTTCAGCGATACCGGGCGCCGGAAGTACAGCAGCGCGTTTATTGAGGTGCCACGAAAAAACGCAAAATCCACCGTTGCCGCCATGCTCGCTAACTGGTTTCTGGTTATGGAGAAGGGCCAGCAGGACATTTACACGGCGGCAGTGAGCCGGGATCAGGCCCGTATCGTGTTCGACGATGCCCGCCAGATGTGCCTGCTTTCGAAACCGTTAAAAAAGCGCGTCACCATTCAGGCGCATAAGGTCATCTACCCAAAGAGTAACAGCCTGTTAAAGCCGCTGGCGGCGAAAGCGGCGACCATTGAGGGCACCAACCCGAGCCTTGCTATCGTTGATGAATACCACCTTCACCCTGATAACGGCGTTTATTCCGCGCTTGAGCTGGGGATGGGCGCACGTCCTGAGGCGATTTTGTTCGCCATTACCACCGCCGGGAGCAACGTAGTATCAGCCTGTAAACAGCATTATGACTACTGCTGCCAGATCCTGGACGGCGAGGATCAAAACGAATCGCTGTTCGTTCTGATTTACGAGCTGGACGACGAAAGCGAGGTTGACGACCCGGAGATGTGGATCAAGGCCAACCCTAATCTTAACGTCTCAGTGGATGCGGCAAAGCTGGCGGCCACCATCCAGAAAGCGCGGGGGATCCCCTCGCAGTGGGTGGAGATGTTAACGAAGCGTTTTAACATCTGGTGTCAGGGCTCCACGCCGTGGATGGGTTCCGGCGCGTGGGCCGCCTGCGCGGAAGACTTCGAAGAAAGCGAGCTGGACGGAATGGAGTGTTACGCGGGGCTTGATTTGTCCTCAACGGGCGATATCACCAGCGTGAATTATGCGTTTCCGGTTGAGCGTAATATTTATCTGCTGACGCGCCATTATCTGCCTGAGGAGGCGTTAAAAAACGTCGCCAACAAAAACCGGGCCATATACCGGCAGTGGGTTAACGCCGGGTGGATACGTACCACGCCGGGAGACTGCATCGACTATGACCGCATACGCGACGATATTTTGCGTGATGCGGAGCGATTCAACATTAAGCTGGTGGGATTTGATATCTGGAACGCCACGCACCTGCGCACGCAGCTGCAAGGGGCCGGGCTGGACGTCGAGCCGTTCCCGCAGACGTACCAGCGGTTTAGCCCGGTAGCGAAATCGTTTGAGGTGTTCGTAAACAGAAAGGTGGTGCGGCATCGAGGCGATCCTGTGCTGGCCTGGGCGATTGCTAACGTGGTGATGGAAACGGACGCCAACGCCAATATCAAGCCGAACAAGAAAAAATCGGCCAACAAAATAGATCCCGCCGTAGCCGCGTTGATGGCGTTCGGTACCTTCCAGGCAGAGCATGAGGATTTTGAATACGATATGAGCGACGAACAGAAAGCACTGCTTAACTCGTTCGACGGGATTTAGCACGTTTTATTTTGTTCGCTCTCGTTCATGCATCGGTGTATCACTCGGTGTATCACTCGCAATAAAAAAGGCGCTTTCCCATGCCGGATTGCGCCTTTTTAAACAAACACTTAACTGATTAGTATCAGTTCATGCCGTATTTTTTCAGTTTCTTACGCAGAGTACCACGGTTGATACCCATCATCAGCGCAGCGCGGGTTTGGTTACCGCGGGTGTATTGCATCACCATGTCCAACAGTGGCTGTTCAACTTCAGCCAGTACCAGCTCATACAG